TCTGTAAAATCAGCAACCGCGCCACCACGCTTATCTATCGCCTTGCTCACATCCAGCGACTTCGGGAATCCGCTCCCATAGAGCCACGACAGGCAGTCCCGCACCTCCCAGCCCGCGTCCTCGATGGCGACCGCGAGCCGGTGAAACGTCCGCGTCCCGCCGAACGCGACGAGGTGCGCTCCCGGCTTGGCGACCCGCAGGGCTTCCGTCCAGAACTCAACGCCGGGGACGCCGTGGTCCCACTCCTTCCCCATAAAGGCGAGGCCGTATGGCGGGTCGCTGACGATGGCGTCCACGCTGTCGGCGGGGAGCGACCGCATCACGTCGCGGCAGTCCCCGTGGCGTACCTCCCACGTTGTCATTAGTCCTCGATGGAGGGGGCGATGAGTTCGACGCGGATCGCCGACGGGGCGATGGGCTTGTCACCGCTCGTCACGTCGATGGGGATGAGCTTGGTCGCCAGCGGATAGAACTTCTCGGGGTTGGCTGCGCCCCACTCGTGGAGCGGGATCTGCTCGTTGACCAATGCGAAGGCTTCAATCCACGCCTCGCGCACGGTCTTGGTCGCTTTGTTCGGGGTGCCTTTCTTCCGGCCCCCGGTCTTGGGTAGTCCTTTGGGTCGAGCCATATGCAGTCAATCTATGACGGATTGGACACTTGGCAAGCGTGACGCGTGATGCGAGGTCGGGTCAACGGGCGGGTATGCTCGGAGGAGACGTGCCCTCACCGGCCTTACGAGCGAAGTGGCGACCGAATGCAGTCGGGACGGTTTCGCCCCACCACGCGTCCGCTTGTCAAGTGCTACTCCTCGGGATTGCCGAGGGTTTCGGTCGGTTTGCGCTTGGGAAGCTGGTCCTCGGTTGGCGCATATCCGGGCGTGTCAACGTAGCCGTGGAATGTCTCGTCCCAATTGGCCTTGAAGTGGTCGGCGGGGACGGAGAGTGGGCGCGGGGTGTCGCCTTTGCCGTTGCTCATTGCCGGTCTCCTTGCTTGAAGGCGGTGCGGTAGGCCGTGCGGATGGTGAGGATGGACGACAAGACAATCAGAAACGGCAACGTCAGGGCGAGCATCGCCACGGTGAGCGTGGTATCAGCGGCGCGGTGCAATCGGGCGAGACGGGGCATTGCGGTGGTCCTGTGGTGGCGGGTAGGCGCGTTCCCCGGTCAGGGCGCATTCGAGGTTGTGGATCTTGACGGCGTCCACGTCGGAGCGTCCGTCGTGGCAGACGGGGCAATGGAGGATCACGGTTGGGCCGAGCGGCGGCGAGCGGCGGCTTTCTTCCCGCGCTCGGAGTTGCGCTTGCGGATGACGGCCATCGCCGCGTTGAAGCCGTCGTCATAGCTACCCTTGTCGTCCCGTGGGTCGATGGAGCTTGATTGGTGCGCCCAGAGGATGCCGGAAATGACACCGAGGCCGTAAGAGGTCAGGATGGTCGAGAGCAGGCCAATCATTGCGACTCCGGGGTAGCGGGGTGGGTGGAGCGGGTGGACTTCTGGGCACGACGCTCGGCGGCGCGTTTGAGATAGCGGGGCCGAATGACCTGCTCAAGATACGTGAGCCGACGCTTGGCGATGGTGACCGGCGACTGGCCGATGATGGGCTTGGTATAGTGCAAGCGGGAGATGCGCCGAACCTGATGCGGCGACCAGTAGGCGCGGCGGGTGTTGTCCTCGTTGAGCATCAACGGAGTGGTGAGCAGTTGCTCGCCGTACCGCCGGACTTGCGACTCCTTGGTGTTGAGCCGCGTGGCAATTTCCTTGGTTGTCAGGTAGCCCTCGGGCCGGAGCGAGGTGCGCGGGATCTCCTTCTCGCGTTCCGGCTGTGGCTTGGTTGGCGGTGCGGGTGGCGTGTATCGCTTGTCCACGCGATAGGACGCGGCAGACACGACGGGGCCGGGGCCGAGAAGCCGCTGGGCGGTCACCTTGTCAGGCGCGGTCACCGTGCGCTGGATCGTCCCGTCGTGGGACAGCAGGTGCCAGTTCATCGGGCGACCCTCGAAAGGAGCCACATCGCAGCGAGACCGACGACGAACACGGTCAGCCCGACCAGCCGGAACTCACCGGCAGAGAGCGGGTCGCGCATTAGTGAGCCGTCCGTTCGAGCTTGTTGAGCGAGGCCGAGACGCAATGCCAGAATGTCCACTTGAACACGTCGGACTCGGTGATGGTGCGCCGTTCGATGGCGGGGGAGATGTAAAGCGCACGAGCCGCACGGCTTCCGGCTTTGATACGGGCCGTGGTCATTCCGTACTTGAGGACCATCTGACGGGCGATCCGTTCTTGACGTTGCATTGCCTTGGTCTCCTGATAGGGGAGGGGCCGCACCACGCGGCCCGTGACGTACTCTGGGTTACTTCGCCAACTCGCGAGTCTGGCCGATTCCGTCAATGTTGACCAGTTGCACATAGATCGTGCGATGCTTCCCGCGGAGCCATTCGCTAACGCTTGCCGCGCTCCCATCCTTGACGTGGACCTTGCCGTGCGATGCCTTCGCGAACGTGGTGTTGCACAGATGCTTTCCGCAGATGCGGCAGGCGACCATCGAGCGGAAGTTCTTGCCCTCCGTGCGCTCGAAGATGGTCTCGCCGTGGAAGAGTCTCTGGGTCTGCATTGCGGTCTCCGATGGGAGGTCGGCGTCATTGCCGACCCGTGAAGGATAGGGGGGGGCTTGTCGGCTGTCAACCCCCCCATCCCACAGGGTCAGGCGGGCACCGGCTCCGGGGCCGGGGACTGCATATCCCCTGCATATGCAACCCGAGCGGCCCGAAGGTCGGCCACGGCCTCGGGGCTGACCGCCCAGAAATACCCTCGAGCGGTGCGGGTGGTCGGCTCCTGTCGGGCCTCAATGGTCCCGGCCTTGATACGCTGGTGGACGGCTTGGCGGGAGATGCCGATGGCGCGAGCGGCGTCAGAGACGGACATCCACGGGGTCTGCGTCATTGCTTCCAATCCTCTACGGTGATGAGTAATGCCCCGTTCTTGGGGCGGTCGTGCCGGTACAGGTGCAACTCCACAATCTGGTCGTCATCGGCCCACAGGACGCGGTTGAGGGCGTCCAGCGCGACCTTGGCGCGGTTGTCCAAGTCCCCCGACCGGCGGGATCGGAACCACTCGAGGGTGACGATTATAGGCTTTCCAGCCGGAAAGGGAAAGAGACCCCCCAACCGATACCCCGCCTTGGTCGCCCGCAGTAGGACCGCCGCCTTGTACCCCTGCGCCTCCGGGGACAGGTAGGTCCGACCACGACCGACCCGCCAGTAGCGGTTCGTGGACGGCGGCTCGGGTAGCTCAAGACTGACCTTCATCGGCTTTGGCTGGTTGGGTCTGCGCCCAGCGGAACTGCGTGACGTAGGCGAGGTACGGGAGCTTGGACACCGGAAGGCCGAGCGATTCCCAACCTTTCGCGTGTTGGAGCCGGTGGCAGGATGAGCAGAGCGGCACCGTGTCGTGATAGTCGGCCTTTCGGCCCACCCCGCCGGACTTGGTATGCGCGGTCTCGCACGGCCCCTGCCCGCAGGCTACGCACGGCTGTGCCCGCATCCACTCCACCCGCGCCTTGGACCCGTACACGCGAGCAAAGTCTGCGGTGGTGCGCTTCTTGGCCTTTGGCTTGGCCTTGCTGACCAACTTGGTCTTGCGCTTCATCGGGGTGCGCTTCACCGGCCCTCCCCCAGCTTGGCCGGGGTTCGCAGTTCCTTGAGGACTTCCGCAGCCCGTTCCGCGTACCACGCCGCCTTGCGAAGGTCTTGTTCGCCGTCCCATTTCCGATCCACGCGCCACAGGTACTTGATGGCATTGCCCCGGCAGTAGGCCACAAATCCCTTGTCCCCCAACGCGGCTCGGATGGCCGCGATGCACTCGACCGACCCCGCCGTGTAATGCGCGGGGTGGTTCACGGGATCATCAGGCCACATCGGACGCCCCGTACCGAGAGGCGGTCCATCGCGCCACTTGCACCCGCGCCCAATGCTCCGGGTAGAACCGCGAGACCACGCGGTTGCCCCGGTACTGCGTCGGCAGCGTCAAAGCCGTCGGCTCCGGCTTGGCCTGTACGCGGTCCTGCCACGTCATCGCCGCCAGCCGCGCCTCAATCTCGTCAATCGGCATCGTTGAGCCTCACGGGTTGGGCGCGGCAAGCCGCGCAGGTCTGGTCCTCGTCGTCCACGTCGTCTCCGCAGTAACGGCAGACCTCGGCGTGGCGGCGGTCGAAGTCATCAATGCCGCTGTTCTCCCAATCACCGTCCGACAGGTCAAAGTCACCGGCCACAAGCCACCTCCATTCCAAGGTCAGTAATGCGCCGAACCATTCGGTCGGTGCGCGTGTCAGGGTCCGGGCGGCTGATCGCCGTATCCGTGAGCCAGCCCATCCGCATCAGTTCCGAGCATCGCGTGGCGTATTCGGAGCGCAGATCCAGCCCCGCCAGTTCCGCAGCCTCCCGGTCGGTCAAACCCTCCGGGTTGGCGCGGTGGGCCGCGAGGAGCTTGGCCTTTGCCGTCCCCGACTTGGGCGCGACCTGCTTCGCCGCCCGATGGCTGGTCTCGGGATCGGTCAGGCGGGCCTTCTGTTGCTGGACGGCAAACAGGCCGAAGTCCACCGCCGTGCGCTTCCGTTGCAGGTAGAGTTCGGTTTCATCCGGGAAGTGTTTCATCGTGGCTCCGAGGCGGCGTAGCGAGTCAGATGGTTCCCACGATTGATGCGGTCGGTGATGGACTGGATGGCGTTCTCGGTCATCAACCACTCGGCCCGGCCCGACTCGATGGCGTTGAGGAATGTCATATATGTCAGATGAGTCCGGCTCATCGCCTCGATCTTGCCCTCGGTCGCCTTCTCGCCGGAGTCCGTCAAATCGCGCCGGACCTGTAGCTCGGCCATCGCGAGCGCGACCTTCCGGCGGTGTTCCGAGGTACCAAACGGCCCGTACAGGGCGTAAAGGGATGCGGCCTGCGCGACCAACTGCTCGCGTTCAGCGAGCAGAAGGTCAAGCGGGGCAATCCCGACGCGGGTCTCGATGTCAGACATCAGAACGGGAGGTCATCCGTGGCGTCCGCATCCGACGGCGGCGGGAACTTGTCATAGCTCGGCGCGGCACTCGGCGAC